GGAACTACAGTAGTAGATAATCTTCATAATACAGCTGCTTTAGGATTTACTCCAGACATACAGTACCGACCCTTAAACAAGCGAAGTTTGTTTCGAGGCATTTCTCCAAGTGATTGGACATATGATTATCCAGCTACAATATTAAGTTCATATGGATTTTATAACGAACGTATGCCTGATAAAAAATTAGGTAGTACAGTAAATACAAAATTCTCTCCAAAATATGTTCCAGAAGGGAATGTAGTCGGATTTCAAGCAGACGGTTCTAGATTTTCTTTTAACAAAGATACATTACGGCCATTTACTAAAGTTCCAATCGGAAGATCATTAGATGTATCTTATCAAGATAGAGAAGCTAAAAATAAGTTTTGGATTGATGATAAAACATATAATGTCAACGGCGATGCATCTTTCCTTAATCAAGGCGGTCAAGGATATCCATTTCCTTCATTTGATGGAACACAGTATGATTGGAAACCACTTAAACATACAGGTTGGAATCCTAATTCAAGATATGGAGATGTAGTTGGAATTAATTCCAAAACCAAACCTAATACAAATTTTGGATTAGCAGATACATATACGACCAATTCTCCAATTGATGATATGTACAATAAATTTGTTGTACGTGATGAAGCTTTTAATCCAGTTGGATATGCAAGAGAACCTTTTATTTTAAGAGGAATACAGAGACCCGGTAAAACAGAAAATCAAAGATGGGGATTTGGTGTTAGTGGGCCTTGGGCTGATGACGGACTAATGCGAGCCGGAGTAGTTGCCTCAGTTGACCGATTAGCAATGGATGTTTTAAGAATTGGCAAGTGGTTGATTAAACCTAAAGGTATTTTATGGATGGTTAAGCAATTTGGTTTGCAGCAGTCAAATCCTACTTATGAAAGCTTTAGTGGAACACCGGGCATGCCATTGGCCCAAATGAATAAAATTTGGACACCCATTAATACATTAGCTAATGTAGCTACTAATGCTTTAGGATTACATTGGCAGCGACATGGAATATTACCAGGTCCAACAGTTGGTAGATATGAAGCTATTTTTAAGTTCAGAGATTCGTTACTTAATCTGGATGGTAAGGCCGCTAATCGATTATATAAGACCGGTGAAAGGAAAGGTGCTGGAATATTTACCAATTTCGCCGTCGCTCTCACAAAGAAAATTCCAAATCTAGGAAATGTTAACGGACCAAATACATTATACGGAATACCAGGAACAAGTACATTAACAGGTAATCCGATAATTGGAATATCTAGAGCCGTAGATTCAAGAGGGAAGTGGACTAATGATTATATGGCTCTAAATGGCTATCCAAGACAACAGAATCAGTATGCATCATTATTATCGCCGAGTATTAGTACAAATCTATCTCCTACAGGTCGATTAAAGGCGGCTGATAAACGGAAACTAAAAGCTCATTTTCGCCCTCCACAGCTGCCTAACGTTGGATTTGAACACCAGTCGTTCTTTGGTAAACCACCGTTACTAAAAGCAAATGAGAAAGATAAAAATGTACCACCAACGGAAATAAACGGATATTCACAGCCAGCAACACCAACGGATCCGGATCCTTTAAAAAAGCTACCTAATATTCAAAAATATGCAACTGTATCTTATGGTAAATTACCAACTAAAGAAAAAGCAATAACACCATCATCATTTCATGATTTTCGATCACTTATTGATAAATCTGATAGTGTTAAGTTCATGGGGTCATCTAAGGCCGCTGCATATGCAGAAAAAAATATACAAACAAAATATGGTATTCCAGATTCGGGTAAAGTAGGAGTAGATAGAAGTGATTTTACAAAGTCAACCGGACTTTCTGACCCAATCAACATGTTATCTAAAGGTAATGATTATGGTGAAGACAAAAAAGATTTTATAAAATTTAAATTTCAAGTACATCAAACGCCAATTATTTTTAGAGCATTTATACAAAATATTGGAGACAGTATAAATCCAACGTGGTCGGCCGAGCAAGAGCAAGGTGACACTTCACCAATTTATGGTATTGAAACTCTTACGCGTGAGATAAGCATAACCTTTATAGTCGCAGCCACGACGAAAGAAGAATTAAAGATATTATGGGAAAAAACAGATAGATTATCACAGATAATGTTACCCATGGGAGCAAGCGACTTTACAGCGCAAAAAATGATGGTTACTATAGGTAATTTAATAGTGAATCGCCGTGGCTGGATATCTGGATTTAGCGTAGATATAGATCCAGAAACTCCATGGGATATTGATGCAGAATTACCAATGTATTGGACTATAGATTTATCTATCATACTAGATCTCAGGTCTGCATATGTTTCAAATTCAACTTCGACTATATATACTGGATTATCAAATGTAACATAAGGATTAATTAATGGATAGATATTTATATACAGAAATAACTGGTAGTAATTTAGACGAAAGGCAAGTGCAGGCATATCAAAGTACTAGATATCCTATTTTAGATCCGACTTCTGAAGATACATATATACGGACCCGTACCGGTGATAGATTGGATAATTTGGCGTATGAGTATTACCAAGATGCTGGATTATGGTGGATCATAGCGTTAGTAAATAATTTAGGTAAAGGTACTTTAAGCGTACCACCGGCAAACCAGTTACGGATTCCATCACAAAAAATAATAAATAATTTACTTACTGAACTCCAGCAGGCTCAACAGGAGTAATGAATGGAAGAATCAGCATTTTTTAAGACACCTAAAATAACATCGGATTTAGAGACTCGGTCTACTATGTCCGGTATGTCCACAAAGAATGCCACGCTTGAGATATATGCTGTTGATGATGCCGGAAAAAAGGCTGGTCTTATATATGGAACAGCTATTGGAAAGGCTCAAGGTAAAGCTCGATTAGCTGATAAAGATAATGAACTTTCAATAGCCGGCGATTATGGGTCTTTAATTAAAGGTACATTTAACTTTGTAGCCAAAGGAGCCCCGCCTACAGGAATGAATCAATTGAATCTTATAGACAAAGAATTATCTATAGGAACGCCTATTATAGTGAAGTATGCTTATTCTGAATCTACTGGTCCTGGTGAGTTAGACTCTGGCAAATCCAAAGAATATAAGTTAGTAGTGTATGATTTTTCATATAATTTTGGAGATCCCATGAAATCATATGAGCATTGGAGCACTATTATAACAATAAAATGTGTAGGCGCCGGCTCGTTTATTACTAAGGTTAACGCCGGCGGCAGTTTAAAAAAATTGGCGACAGAAAGAATATTTATTAGCAGATATAGGAATGATAATTTACACTCGCCAGTAACTACAATTTTTGATGTATTTGATTTTGATGTCCAATCTGCAACAGACCAATTGGATGTATTTGGAGGATTTACCGCGGAAGATGGTCATGTGGCAGCGTTTAAGACGCCCAAAGGAAAGTACTCCCAGCCTATAGTTATTTTTCAAGCACCTGATGCATACGAAAATCCAGATCAAGGTATGGTTAGTCACTTCCTAGGTATAAATGCTACTCAATATATAAGTTATGCATCACTGGGTTACATAGTAGATAAATTAATTAATCATGAATTATTAAATAATAATGCACTAGATCTGCCGGATGCTATTAAGAACAAACGATATAAATGTGATCCTGAAACAACTGTAGGAGGAAATTATAGAAAATGGATGTTTTCAGCTGAACCATTTAATGTTTTAATTACAGGTGACGACAATCAACTGAATTATAGTAGAGAAGAACACACCGGTGGTGGAAAGGGCGGCGGCCAAACAAAGATCACCGGAAAAAATTTTAATTCCGGTAAATTTAAAAATTCAGGGTACAAAGTATATAATACTGGGGAACCCCAAGCAGCAATATCAAACATATTAATAAGTAGAGATTTTTTAAGACAAATACAAGGCTCTGCAGGCGAAGGAAAAGATTTTACTATTGATAAATTTTTAAAAACTATTTTTGATAAAATTACTGATGTTTCTGGAGGAGCATTTAATCTTTCTGTAATACAAGACCCGGACGATGAAAATGTATTGTTGATCGTAAACCAAGATCAACCAGCGGCTGCCTTTACGGCACCAAAGCCATACGAATTTGACGTTTCGGATGATAAAAATCTAGTAGCTATATCAATAGGATCAAAAGTTCCAAGTGCCATGGCCGCAGAAGCCTTTGCCGGCAAGTCAAAAAAATCTGCAGGAACAGTAGAAGATCAAAAAACCACAGTTACTGGACTTGAAAAACAGCAGCCTACCGTTATTCCGGAGGAAGAGGTACCTACTCCAAAAGAAGCTCGTACAATAATAATACCAGACGGTTCATTCGATGCAGATACACAAACAGCAGCAAAGGCAGTACTCAAACATCAACTTCAAATCCTTCCTGCAATACAAAAAACAGAACAGGCAGTCCAGGCATTTCCATTAACTCTTACGGTAACACTTCGGGGAATAGAAGGATTTCAATTTGGAGATTGTGTAACTACAACTTTTTTACCGGATCGATATAAGTCATTAAATACCCCTGGTTTAGGTGTAGTTTTAGTATTTACTGTACTAAATGTTACTCAGAAATTTTCCAAGGTTGGTGGAAGAATGAAATGGACTACGTCCCTTAAAACGATTTGTCGGTTAGTAAATAAGGTGGGTTAATAAATTATGGCAAATAGATTAAAAGTATATTATCCAAAATCACAAATCACAAATGGCTTGTTTACTCTTGGTGGTCAATGGATGGAAATGGACGGAACAGATTATGCCGGTCCTTATCATACTTATACTGATGGTAATGTCTATACCGGCGGAACCTTTTTCAAGGGATCAGTAAAATTAATTCCTTGGAAACCACAATCCAACTCAGATAAAAAATATAAAGAAATAGTTAACATTCAGGTTGATGAATATATAGCTCCTAAATACCATTTACCAAGGCCATTAGATGAAGATTTTGAAAGAGGATGGTTTAATCGATATTTTGTATTTAAACGTAACGAACCAATTACATCTATTATTGAAGTGGATAAAAAACAATATGATGGCATTTCATATAATAATAAGAAAAAGATAGATAATTGGTTGTATGATAAATATTCATTACGTTGGCGATTAATGGGAGAACCATCTGAAATAGCATCTACCAATAGAAAAAAAATATTTGGTGGAGTTTTAAAAGCCCCGGGGCTACCATCTTACCTTACGAATTTATTAGAGTTTTCAACTTACTCATCCATTTGGTAATCATAAAACACAATTTGGTTATTTGAAAAAAAATCATTATATTAATACTGTATGATATTAATCGAGAACGAACAACAGTTTGACTTGTTCAAACAGGAACTGGATAAAAGCAAAAGCTTTTGGATACCCGTTTACTCTGATCAATATAAGCATTACGTAAATAATAGATTGAGTTTTATATACATTTATCTTATTGATACTGGAATGGACTATATAATATCATTCCATCATAAGGACTGTATATCCCTCGAAACCGAACGGCTACAACAGGCTACAAGTCATGCGGATATCTATATACTGGGTAAAAAACAATTCCTAGCATTTTACTCTTTTGAGACTTATGATGCCAATTTAGTTGAGTATTTTCAAAGCAATAATACATTACAATTGGATGATACAGATACACCGGCTCATGATTTTTTTAATAAGAAATTTTATAATGAAACCAATGTAAATGACTTTATTCCTATTGTAAACCACTATGAAAAGTGTTCTGAGATTAAAGATAAGTTTATAGAGTCTTTCCGGACATTTCGAAAGCCAAAATCATTTGATCAATATAATTCATTGTTCATAGACAATTTATATGCAATAGAAAGAAATGGATTACGGATAAATTATAATGAATTTGTTAATTCATTTCAATCAAATAATATACAAGACAATACAGTTCATACAGAATATAATATTTACACAACCACCGGAAGACCAAGTAACAGATATGGAGGAGTTAATTATGCAGCTCTTAATAAAGAAGATGGTGCCCGGAAATCTTTTGTAAGTAGATTTCAAAATGGAATGTTAGTAGAATTTGATTTTGATAGTTACCACTTAAGATTAATTGCAGATATAGTTGGATATAAATTTCCGGAAGGATCTGTACATGAATATTTTGGAAAACAATATTTCGGAAAAGATGCATTAACAGAAGAAGAATATGCTCAAAGTAAACAAGCTTCTTTTAAATTATTATACGGCGGAGTAACAAAAGAATTTGAAAATATAGAATTTTTTAAAAAGGTAAAAGATTTTAGTAGATTTTTATGGAATGATTTTCAAGAAAAAGGTTACATTAAAACAGCAATCGTAGAAAGAAAAATGTTTAGAAATTCTATGACAGATATGAATCCAAGCAAATTATTTAATTATTTTCTACAAGCGTTAGAAACGGAATATAGTATAACAGTAATCCAAGAAATAAACGATATATTACAAGGTTATGATAGTAAAATTATTTTATATACCTATGATAGCTTTTTATTTGATTTTAATATTAATGATGGAAAAGATTTATTAATGTTATTACGCAAAAGAATCTCAGATGATAACCGATATCCAGTCAAAATACACGCCGGAAAAACCTATCACCATATGATGGATATGAGCGATAAAGTACAATAAGTGTATATTTATTAAAAAATTATGGAAAAGATTGATAACATTATAAGAGACTGGTTTTACGAACTTCCAAATGGTTACGCTGAACATCCTTATTCACAAAAAGAATTAAGAGTTTTAGATGAAGTACTGGCTAAGTATGGTACCTCATTGAATGAAGTTGATCAATTAGATCAGGCATTCTTAGATGCAAAACCGGTTGAGGAATTAGAAAAACCACTCAGTGAAGACCAGAACATAGATTCATTAATGAAAGCAGCAGATGCCCATGATAAACGTGGTCAGTTTGAAAGGTTCCTGGCCTTGTTACCAGGTGGAGATAAAGAAGCTGTTAGAGGTTCGATGTATAAATATTTATTAAGTTTATCACCGGAAGATTTAAAAGAATTTATGGAAAAGTTATATTCAGAGACAGCTCCCAAAGAATCTTTTAATCTTGGATCTGGTATTGATAATGATATTTTTCATCTAGAGGCAAAAGGAATAGGAAAGGGAGAATTATATTGTGCATGGATATTTATTGGTGCAGAAATACAAGGAGGAAATGAATCATTTGATGTAGATATTAATGCAACTTTATATGAAGTAAAAGATTATTCTGGTAAAAAGGAAGAGGAAGGGAAAACTGAAAAGGAAAATAAAAATGCGATCCGAGTAGGAGTAGAAGGCTCAGTTACTAAATTTCCAGTATGGGATAACATATTAGATACTGTTAGGAGAGTTAAAAAAGCGAATACCGATCCGAAGGTATGGAACAATTTGCCTGGATATGATAAAGATAAGCCCTCGGCTAATTGGCTAAAACTATTCAGGGATCCTGTTACTTCAGAGATTAAAGGAAAAAAGAAAACCAGTTACTCTTTAAAAGATTATATAATAGATAGAGTCGAAGAGAAAATGAAAATAGTAACTGGAGAATTTAATAAAACAGATACAAAAAATTTTAAACAGTTTTATGAAACAATGAATAAAATTTTAGGCGAAATTGGCTCTACAGATATTAATCAATTGGTTGCTCAAGGACCGAACCAAGAACCTGTTTCTATAATAGTCGATCCAATACCGTTAAAGAAAGTTCCTAAGACGGGTAAATTTACGGTTAACATACTAGATCGTACATCAGACCCAAGGAAAGAGTCTGTAGTAAATTACTTTAAAAAATTAGAGTATGTAAGAAACCCTGATAAATTTGAAGCTGATTTGGATGGCGCCGTAGAAACCATTATAAAAGAAGGCCAGGCACACTTTTGGATGGTATTTAGAGGAACAGCTAGTAACATCCGTGCTAAAATTATTAATAAAGATCGAGCAAAGGAATTTATATATTCGACTATAAGTCAAAATGGTATTAAATTTTTTGAACCAGGAGAATAAATTTTGGAAAAAACACAATTACTATGCACATTTGCTCATCGAAAAGACCTTAATCTAATAATTGATTATGTAACTACATCATATAATATAGTAGAGAAAAAGATTTTTGTTTTTAATAACGCAGAAGCACCAAATGATTTATATTGTACGTATAATGTAGATATATCTCAAAAATATAAAAAAGCTGAAAATACTATTTTGATTCACCGGAAAAAGGAAACGAACTCATTATATACAGTTAACGCTTTAAACGAAATAATCAAAAATGCTAATAACGGTCTTTTAGATAAGACATTTATTATTGATTGGACGTTATATAAGAATACTCTTTTATTAACAAATAATACCGAATTACGAAGAATTAAATTAGAATTATATAAGAGAATAGATATCTAATGCATATTTATATAAAATGAACCTACAAGAACAATATAAAAGATTATTTAAAGGTAGAGTAGCTACTACCGATAAAAAAATAATTGAAGAAGCCACTAATGTACATGGAAACCCAGAACAGTTTCCAAAGAAGTGGATTACGAAAATAAAAATTAATTCTAAAATAAAACAGCTAGGCATGGGTGACAGTCCAGAATTGACTAAAGAAAAAGAAGGTCGCGACCGGCATTCCGGAGATGTGATCCATCTGCCGTTCCCTGAAAAAAATGACCCAAATGCTCCTGGCACTCCAGAGTTCCAGAAGGAGCTAAAATCAATATTGACTCAAATGGGTATGAAAGAGGACCGGGATTATGATGCGGTTAGAGTTTGGTCCAGTGGTAGAGTTGAAATCTGGTTCAACACAGGTTATTATAACAAGCCAAAGAAAGGTGGAATAAATAAAGAGTTTAGAAACAATCAAGATTTTATAGAGGTTGTTCAATTTATACGCGATGAGTCGTCCGATGGCCGAAATATGACAGATGATATTACAGACGAATTAGGTGATTTTTATGATGGTGTATATGATAGTAACGATACAGAACTTATACAAGTATATGATGATTTAAGAGGAACAATAGACGGCACGCCGCCGGAGCAAGCAGACGCAGCACAAGCATTACTAGATATAATAGGATAAAAAATGAACCTACAAGAGCAATATAAAAGATTATTTAAAGAAAGAGAAAAATTATGAATCTACAAGAAAATTATAAAAGATTATTTAAAGGAAGATCAAGCACCAATGACAAGATCTTGTTACGAGAAAACATGAGCGATTTCAAATTTTCATATCCATCACCAGCATTCGAGTCTAAAGCAGAGGAAGTGTTGAAAGCCATGGAAAATGATAGGATGGAGAATTTCGATAGCTATGATGTATGGGAAGATTCATGGATGGATGGGTACGGGGGTGGATATAGTGAAGATTTAACAGATGAATTGGTCGCGTTAGACCCAAAGAAAGGTTATACAGTTGATGATTGGATGGAAAAGGTTGCATTTCCATACATAAAAAAGAATCATAAATAAAGGAATAAATGAACCTACAAGAGCAATATAAAAGATTATTTAAAGCCAGAGTAGCCACCACTGATAAAAAGTTATTCGTTGAAGCTAAAACATTAGACGATACTCAGATGATGAAAATAGCTATGTTAGATCAAAACGAGTTTTTAGAGTTTCTTGAAAGTGTTAGACATCCAGACAATTCACCGGACTGGACTGCATTTACATTGGCATGGATTAATACCCGGCTTGGTAAAGCTAATGCTGATTTAGTTGCTCTTGATGCAAAGATTGATGCAGACGGCAATATCAAATGGACAGTTGAAAGAGGCTCCTTTGAACGGTACCGATAAAAATTAAAAAATAATAAATAAAAATTTTTCAAACTTTTTTCAGAAATCCTTAGGATATACGAATAAAAGTTCATATATTAAGTATAATTAATAACAATTAAAAATGGAGGAATAAAAAATGGCAATTAATTTAGACGCTATTAAAGCAAAACTCAACAAGTTACAATCACAAACTACAAAGCAAAATAATCTTTGGAAACCAGATCCNGGNAAACAAATCGTNCGAATAGTACCTTATCAATATAATAAGGAAAATCCGTTCAATGAATTGTTGTTCCATTACAATTTAGGAAAGAAAAATTATCTTTCTCCTATGACTCATGGACGACCTGATCCGGTTGCAGAGTTTGCTGAAAAGTTAAAAGCATCAGGTAATTCTGATGAATGGAAACTTGGTAAAAAACTTGAACCAATTATGAGAACTTACGTTCCAGTTATAGTTCGAGGCCTAGAATCTGAAGGTGTTAANCTTTGGGGTTTNGGTAAAACAGTTTACCAAGAGTTATTAGGATTTATTGCAGATCCAGATTACGGTGATATTACCGATCCAGTTAATGGACGTGATATTGTAGTAGAATTTACACCTGCTGANGGTGGNGGCTATCCAAAAACAAGTATTAGGGTAAAACCAAATACATCACATGTTTCGGATGATAAAAATATTTTAGATAAAATTGTGGGAGATCAACCAGAATTGACTAAAATCTTTAAAGAACCATCGTATGATGATCTTAAAGCTGCACTTGAAGCNTGGTTGAATCCTGAAGATGAAGACAAACCAACTACATCTACGGAAACTAACTCAACTACATCTGAACCTGTAACTGCTGGCGTAAGTAATGTCGATGACGTTGCAGGCGCGTTTGATGAATTATTCAATAAATAAAACAGGGGTTATAAATGGCAAAGTCAAAAGGACAGCTAGTCGATGAACTGGCCGGAGAGTTAGCAAATAATCTTAACAAGAAGTTTAAAAATTCAAACTTTAAAGTTGCGTATTTTTTAGATGGAGACACGGATTCACCTAGTGATGTTAAAGGCTGGGTAGGTTCAGGTTCTTCTATGCTTGATTTGGCAATATCTAATAGACCAAAAGGAGGATTTCCAGTAGGACGAATTACGGAAATCACAGGATTAGAAGCATCAGGTAAATCATTATTAGCAGCACATGCATTGGCCAATACTCAAGAAAAAGATGGATTGGCCGTTTACATTGATACAGAAAATGCTGTTAGCCGAGAGTTTCTCGAAGCAATAGGTTTAGACCTGGAGAAAATGCTCTATGTACCATTGGANAACATTGAGGATATCTTNGAAGCTATAGAAAGTATTATTGAATCAGTAAGAAAATCTAATAAAGATAGATTGGTTACGATAGTAGTAGATTCAGTAATGGGAGCTTCGACAAAAATTGAACAAGCCGCAGATTATGATAAAGATGGTTGGGCAACTAGCAAAGCTATTATTTTATCAAAAGGAATGCGTAAAATTACAAATATGATTGGAAGAGAAAAGATATGTCTTATCTTTACTAATCAGCTTCGTTCAAGATTGGGTATCGCNTTTGGAGATCCATGGACAACTTCTGGAGGTAAAGCAATTCCATTTCATGCATCAGTACGGTTACGTTTAAAATCGATGGGCCAGATTAAAGTAAAAAAAGATGGCGTAGACCAAGTTATTGGTATCAAAACTAGATGCCAAGTGGTTAAAAATCGATTAGGACCNCCTTTGAAATCAATTGATTATGATATCTATTTTGAATCAGGTATTGATAATTATGGTGGTTGGCTAAATGTTATGAAAACTTATGGTTTAGTAAATNCAGCNGGTGCCTGGTATACATATACAAAATCAGATGGAACAGAAGTAAAATTTTTATCTAAAGATTTTCAGAGTAAACTTGAAGAAGATGAAAAACTTAAAGATGAAATTTACCAAGCTATCTGTGATGCGTATATTTTAGCGTATAAACCAGGAAAGGATTTTGGGATTGATGATATCGAAATTGAAGAGGAATTTGTAAATGAAGAGGGATAATGAACCGATATAAAGAATTGTTTAAGCAAGTTATATCAGAACATGAAAAAGGTGTTGAGGTAACAGACGTTAATAGTAACATATTAATATTTGATGGCCTCAACACTTTTATCCGTGTATTTAGTGCAATACCAGCTTTAAATGATGATGGAGATCATATTGGAGGAGTTACAGGATTTTTAAGATCAATTGCAGCTGCAATACGACAATTAAAGCCTACTAGAGTTATTATTTGTTTTGATGGTAAAGGTGGAAGTAAACGGAGAAAAAAGATATTTCCAGATTATAAAGCTAATCGTGCAGTAAAAACTAAATTTAATAGGTATGATGAATTTTTATCACATGATGAAGAACAAGCTTCAATGTACAAACAATTTGCACGGGTAGCAGAATATTTAGATTTTTTACCAATACTATCATTATCAATTGATAATATTGAGGCCGATGACGCCATAGCGTATATTGCAAATGAGATTTTTACATTACCGGAACAAAAAGTAAAGATAGTATCTACGGATAGAGATTTTTTACAACTAGTTAATGATAGGATTTCTGTTTGGAGTCCGATTAAAAAGAAATTATATACACCAGAATTACTTAAGGAAGAGACAGGACTACCAGCTGATAACTATTTATTATACAGAATATTTGCAGGAGATACTACCGATAACATTCCTGGAGTAAAAGGAGTTGCGTTAAAATCTTTGATAAAATATTTTCCATTGGTAGCAGATGATAAAGTACAATTATCAGAAATTTTAGATTACGCTACAAAAGAAGCAAAAGATACAAAATATAAAATTTATGATCGTGTATTGGAATGTAAAGATCAAATATTCCTTAACGAAAAATTAATGCAATTAAAGCAAGTCGACATTTCCGGGAATATTAAAATGTTAATATCTGACAGAGTGAATCAACCAATCAATAAACTCAATACCTTTGGGTTCAAAAAAATGTTCATGGCGGACAAAATGTTTAGTATTATTAAAGATATTGATACTTGGCTAAATACTTCCTTTAATACTCTTAATGCTTACAGAACGTTACGAAAAAACTAGGATAATTGAAATAAATTTATTATAATATAAGTATGACAGACAGACTTAGTTCGTATGGTTATAGTTTTCAAATAAAGGTGATTACCATATTGCTCACTGATAAAATATTTATACAACAAATAGTAGATATTTTATCACCTACTTATTTTGAATCTGATGCAAATAATTGGATTGTAACTACAATTTTAGAATACCACGCCGAATATAAAAGTCCTCCTACATTAGAAGTATTAAAGGTTAGATTAGATACAGTAGATCATGATGTATTAAAAACACAAATTATAGCACATCTTAAAGATGCTTGGAAATATACTGGTGCTAATGATTTGGAATTTATTAAAGATCAGGTACTAGATTTTTGTAAGAATCAAGAAATTAAAAAAGCAATTTTAGGTTCCGTTGAATTATTAAAAAACGGACAGTACGAAGATATAAAATCAAAAATCGATAATGCTTTAAAGGCTGGAGCAGATAAAGATATCGGACATGAATATATGATTAATATAGAAGAACGATATTCAGAATCTGTCCGTGATGTGAAAGAAACCCCATGGGAATCAATTAATGAAATAATGGACGGTGGATTAGGAAAAGGAGAGCTTGGAGTATTTGTAGCACCGGCTGGTATAGGAAAGTCTTGGGGATTAATTAACATAGGTGCTAACGCAATTAAAAAAGGTTTAACTGTAGTTCATTATACACTAGAATTAAATCAAGCTTATGTTGGATTAAGATATGATAGTGTAATTACAGGTATTCCAAATCAAAATCTTAAACATTATCAATCAGAAGTGAAAGCTGCAGTTGATAAATTAAATGGAGAGTTAATTATTAAATACTATCCAACCAAATCAGTATCAGTAATTGGAATTCGTGCACATATTGAAAAATGTATAATGCAAGACAAAAAGCCTGATATAGTTATTGTTGATTATGCAGATCTTTTAGTTGGCTCCGGAAAAGAGAAACATCAAGTATTAGAAAGTATCTACGAAGATTTAAGAGGTACCGCCGGAGAATATGATGTACCGGTTTGGACAGCATCTCAAGCCAATAGAAGTGCACTAGAAATGGATATTATTGAAGCAGATAAGATTGCTGAATCATATGGTAAGGTTATGGTAGCAGATTTTATCTTATCATTGTCTAGAAAGGTACAAGATAAATTAGCAGGAACTGGAAGATGGCATGTAATTAAAAACAGGTTTGGTCCAGATGGCATTACATTTCCAAGTAAATTAAATTTGAGTAATGGACAAATTGATATATTTACTGAGACTAGTGTTCAAGGAAAAGAGACACAAAAGCAAATAGATGGCGGCGAAGAGTATACAAGAAAGTTATTATCACGTAAATTTAAAGAAATTTCTAATGAAGGATTTGAGTAAAAAAATCTTTACTTTTTTTAACAAAATCGATGGTTAAAGCGCGCGAACCACATATTTATATCAAAGAAACCATAGAAAAAGGTTCTCGGCCGAGTTACAATTTCTTTATTGATTTAACTTATAAAATAAAGGAGCATTAAGATGGAACTATCCAAAAGTATATTATCTGACATCACAATCCACATGAAATACGCGAGGTTTTTACCAGAAAAAAATCGTCGCGAGGTTTGGAAAGAAATAGTCAGCCGGAACAAAAACATGCACATTAAAAAATATCCTGAACTAAAAGATGAAATTCGAAAAGTATATAAATTAGTTTATGATAGAAAAATTTTGCCGTCTATGAGAAGTTTGCAATTCGCCGGAAAGCCTATTCAGATAAGTCCAAATAGAATATATAATTGTGCATATCTTCCAATTGATGATTGGAGATCATTTTCTGAAACCATGTTTTTATTGCTAGGTGGAACAGGAGTTGGCTATTCAGTACAGAAACATCATATAGAACAATTGCCAGAAATTCATAAGCCAAATGAAAATCGTAATCGCAGATTTTTAATTGCAGATAATATTGAAGGTTGGGCAGATGCAGTAAAGGTTTTAGTAAAATCATATTATTATGGAGGATCAAATATTGTTTTTGATTTTAGTGATATTCGTTCAAAAGGAGAACGGTTGGTCACATCAGGTGGAAAGGCNCCAGGTCCTCANCCGTTAAAGGAATGTTTAGTTAAAATTAGGGGAATATTAGATGAGAAGGCTAATGGAGAGAAGTTATCAACACTTGAAGTCCATGATGTTGTGTGTCATATCGCAGATGCCGTATTGGCCGGAGGGATCCGTCGTGCAGCTCTTATATCGTTGTTTTCGGCAGACGATGAAGAAATGATTGCTTGTAAAACAATATCAGCATTAGAATTGAATCCACAAAGAGGAAGAGCTAATAATTCAGCAGTGTTAGTTCGTAGTCGAATTACTAAAGAATTTTTTATGGATTTATGGAAACGTGTTGAAGTAAGCCGATCTGGNGAACCAGGNATNTATTTNAATAATGATAAAGATTGGGGAACTAATCCATGTTGTGAGATTGCTTTAAGACCATTTCAATTNTGTAATTTATGTGAAGTTAATGCAAGCGACATTGAATCTCAAGAAGACTTAAATGAAAGAGTCAAAGCCGCCGCCTTTATAGGAACATTACAAGCTGGATATGTTGATTTTCATTATTTAAGGCCTATTTGGCAGAGAACGACAGAAAAAGAAGCACTTATTGGAGTTTCAATGACTGGCATAAGCAGTGGTAGAGTGTTAGGTTATGACATGAAAGAAGCTGCGCGGTCTGTTAAGGCAGAAAATGAACGAGTTGCAAACCTATTAGGAATTAATAAAGCCGCTAGGTGTACAACCGTTAAACCAGCAGGAACCACATCATTAGTATTAGGAACATCTTCAGGTATTCATTCTTGGCATAATGATTATTATATTAGACGTATACGAGTTGGAAAGAATGAAGCAATTTATCAATATCTAGCCACTAATCATCCAGATTTAGTTGAAGATGAATATGAACGGCCTCATGATACTGCAGTTATATCCGTTCCTCAAAAAGCACCACTTGGAGCTATTGTTAGAACAGAATCACCATTCCAGATGTTGGAAAGAATAAAAAGAGTTGCAACTGAATGGGTAAAGTCTGGTCATAGAAGTGGAATGAATACACATAATGTTTCTGCAACTATTTCTTTGCGAGACCATGAATGGGGAGCTGCCGGCGAATGGATGTGGGAAAACAAAGAATATTATAACGGTCTTGCTGTATTACCATACCATGGCGGATTTTATCCACAACTACCAATGGAAGATATATCAGAAAATACATATAGTACCATGCTTTCTTGTCTTAAAGATATTAATTTATCTGAAGTTGTAGAAGTTAATGATGAAACAGATTTAAAAGCAGAAATTGCATGTGCAGGAAATGCATGTGAAGTTGTTTAACTTATAAAGGATGATATGAAAAAATTTTATTATATATATGAAATCAAAGAAGATTGGTCCGAAGTGTTTAGAAAAAAAGAATTCTCCGAACATTCGGCGGTTCAATGGATAAATGAAAAATTACAAAAGTCTAAATATAAAAATAGTAAGTTTAAAATTCAAGCAATTTATAGGGGCCATTCTTCATATACACCAGAAGAAGTTAAAATAAAATAAAAAAGTTATCAAATGTCTAGGATTTACGAGATTTTTTCCTTATCTTTATATATAAAGAAGAGAAAATTAACCATTAAACACTATAAACCATGAAATACGGAACAATACTTCCGGCCGAGGAAGTAAAAGTCGGTCAAATACTTAAATTAAATTATACATCTTATACNTCTTGGGGCTATCATAATCGATATAACGGAGATCAAGTAGGAGGAGTTAATGCCAGCCCGGGCCAAGTAGCTAAAGGAACAGTTTCAAAAATAACTGAAAAGGCTATTTGTGTTGATATAGATGAAAAATATATGTGGCTTCCGAAGAGTATATTGACTCATGATGCAGAGAAAATGGCCGTAAATGAATTTGAAATTGCTCGTTGGTTTTGTTATAAGAATCTTGGTCTAGATTTAAGATCAAAGCAGATTAAAAATTAAAAGTTATGAAAAATAAATTATTAGAAGATCTTTCAGTAGCACGCGATGTTGACTTTTATAAAAGCTTTAACAGAGAGTTTTTTAAAAAGGTTGTAAAGCCAGCTGATGAGCTAAAATTATTTGAGCGGTTAGGACTGTTATCAGATCTTGATGACATTGAAGAAAAGGTTGATATTATCAATCAACATGTTGACAATTTTATGGTAATTACCTTAACCGGACCAGTTATTGCAAATTAAAAAGAAAAACAATTTATGGAAGAATTAGATTTTAAAAATTCGTGTATCGGATTTGATTGGAAGTATATGCCATATTANGATAGAGAATATCTAAAGACTATGTATTGGGATACAGTAACATCACGAAGTGTTATAAAGGAAGGTGAATATACTGGTGTCCCGTTTAAACAAATGTATCCAAATGCTGGAAATTTTGTAGTTGTCCGTGGACATCATGCAAAGCGTAAGTATTTACAAAGGAACAGNCCTGCAGATTTTGCATCGTCACATTTGTTAAAAGGTCAAAAATATTTTCTTTGTTGGAGATATTTTTNATTAANTANTTGGTATTTACAATAATTTTCTTTATATTTAATATGAAAAAAGAAAAACACTATGCCCAAATTTCAATCAACAAAAATATTTGATAATTATACAATTGCTTTACGGCAATGGAAAGCAGGACATTCTCATTGTCAATTATTGCATGGATATGCACTTGAATTTAAAGTATGGTTTGAACCNAATGATACTGCAATTAATGATGGTTTNGANGAAATGAATTGGGTTGTTGATTTTGGTGGATTTAAAGATGCACCAATTGGTAATGGCTTAAAATCATGGATGGATCATATGTTTGATCATACTTTATTGGCTGAAAAAGATGATCCTTATGTTGATATATTCGAACAAATGGGTCAAATGGGAATAGCCAAAGTACATATTTTAGATAAATTAGGAGCCGAAGCNATGGCTAAATTAGTTTATGATAAATTCAATGATGTTTTATCTAAAACAGATGCATCTAGATGTAAGGTAGTTAAAGTTGAATGTAACGAAAATAAAAAGAATTCGGCAATATATTATGAATAGAGATTTTTTACCAATATCAGAAGATTTTTATACAATCCAAGGTGAGGGAGTCACAACTGGATATCCAGCTTATTTTATACGATTAATGAATTGTAATTTAAGTTGTGGAGCTTCTAAGAAACATATGAAAGAAATTAGAACTGGAGATTTTCCACCTGGAGATTTTAAAGGTGATTTACATGATAAAGGAGTAGCTACCTGGACATGTGATACAATTCCAGTCTGGATTAAAGGACATAAAAAACCACATCATTATTTGATTGATAAATGGATCGACCAAGAAATTGATGATTGGATTTATAATGGAAGGGTACATTTAGTATGGACAGGTGGAGAACCCTTAATGAAAGTAAATCAAGAATGTATTGTTAATTTTTTAGAATTTTATGATAGACTTTATGATTCTAATAATGTTTATAATGAAATTGAAACAAACGGAACAATGTATATAGGAGATGAATTGTTCAATCGATTAAATCAAATTAATTGTTCCGTAAAATTGGCTAATTCAGGACATTCAAAAGAAGAACGAATTGTTCCTAAAGCAATTAAAAGAATAATGGAACATGACAATTATTATTTTAAATTTGTAATTAGTAATAANCAAGACTTGCAAGAAATTTTAGANGATTTTGTAACTCCATTTAATATTGATCCAAACCGGATTTGTATGATGCCAGGATTAGACGATCAGGATAATTTTCATGAAAGAACAGCATTTGTATTGGAAATGGCTAAAAAATATGGATTTATAGGATTAACAAGATTACATGTCAGTGCATGGAATAAAACAACAGGAGTATAGAATATGAAAATGAAACCAATGGGAGACCAAGTTCTTTTAAAGGAACAAGAAAAGGCTGAAAAGACAACCTCCGGAATTATTTTAGTTGATGGTATAGATGGACAATTCGTTTATGCAGATGTTATATCAATTGGACCAGGATTAATTAATCCAATGTTAGGAAACATGATTCCAATGGCCGTAAAAGAAGGCGATACAGTANTATTACATAAAAGTAATTTGGGTAGTCAAAAAGAAATTAAATTAAATGATGAAAAATATATACTAGTGCGTGAATCAGAAATTGCAATGGTATCAACAAGTAGAAAATAAAATGAAAGTAACAATTTGGGTTAAGCCAGAACATTTAGAAAAACTTAATAAATTATTAGAATCAAATAATTCATTTACAGAAAAAGATTATTTATGTATCAATTTTTCAACTATTCCAGATGTTGAAATGATACAAGTACAAATTGATTCAGATAAGTTTATTGAATTTCTAGATAGAAGAGGAAATAAATGTAAATCAGTTTTATTAGGATAATTTATGAAAAAATTAAAATACGCTAATTTAAATGATCCACGGACAGAAGCAGAACGTCAAGAAATAATTACTAATGCATCATATTATTATGGACAATATATGGATGCTTTAGGAATTGATTGGCGAAATGATCCTAATTCGAATGATACTCCAATGCGGGTAGCGAAGGCATTTGTTAATGATCTGGCAGAAGGCTGTTATATAGAACCGCCAAAGATTACAACATTTAAAAATGTTAATAAATATGATGGGATAGTATTTCAAGGAAATATTGATGTAAAATCATTTTGTTCACATCACCATTTACCATTTGTTGGTTATGCTCATGTAGCTTATTTGCCTGGCGATAATGTAATTGGTTTAAGTAAATTAAATAGAATTGTAGAATGGTTCGCTAGACGTCCTCAGGTACAAGAAAATTTAACAATGCAAATTCATGATTACCTAAACGAGGTTTGTGATAAGAATGATGGTGTAGCTGTAGTAATAGAAGCAAAACATATGTGTGCTTGTGTAAGAGGAGTTCGTCATAATAGTACAATGATGACAAGTAAATTATCTAAAGCATTCAAAAAAGATCCAGCCACTAGAGAAGAATTTTATAAATTTATTGAAAATATTAAAGCGTAATGTATCAAGCAATATCATATAGGAGGCGTGATAATACCGTACATATTTGGGACGATAAACTCGGACACCAAAAAATAAAATATAAGCCGTATGCTTATAGAAAATCTTCTTCCGGAAAAGATACTGCCTTAGATGGTTCTCGAGTTACAAAAATATTTAAATTTGATAATGAAGAAAGAGGATTATATGAATCAGATCTTAATCCAGAAACTCGTACATTAATAGATAGATATACTGATTCAGATGAAATATCAGTTGGACATAGAACATTATTTATTGACATAGAAGTTGATATTGAAAATGGGTTTCCTACACCAGAAGAAGCTCAAAATGAAGTTACGTCCATAGCAATTTATGATTCTGCCGGCGATCAAAGATTTGTTTGGATATTAGATAAAGAACAAGCAGTAATTACTACAGATAAAGTTATTTCGTGTTTTAATGAATCTGATTTATTAAGTAAGTTTCTTATGAAATATTATGAGATACAACCTACAATAATAACTGGATGGAATATAGATTTCTTTGATATTCCATATTTGTATAATAGAATGTGTCGGATATTAGGTGAAAAAACAGCTAGATCATTATCACCTATTAAAGATGTTATTTGGCTTAAACATAGAAATAGATATCGTATTTCTGGAGTATCTTGTTTAGATTATATGGCTTTGTATAAAAACTTTACTTATAATGAAGAATCAAGTTATTCTTTAGAAGCTATATCACAAAAAGAATTAGGAAAAGGAAAACTCCAATATGAAGGAAGTCTAGATGACTTAATGAAATCAGACATTAACAAGTATGTTGATTATAATATGAATGATGTTGATCTTGTTGTTGAGATAGATGAGAAAATGAAGTTATTAGATTTGGCTCGTGGTATATGTCATAAAGGTCATGTTCCTTATGAAGATGTATATTTCGCGACTAGATATTTAGATGGCGCGGCTTTAACTTATATGAAACGATTAGGAATCGTAGCACCAAATAAACCGCCTCGTGAAGAAATTAGACATACAGACTTACTAGGAGCTTATGTAAAGGCACCAAATCCTGGAAGGTATGAATGGGTATATGATTTAGATTTAACGTCTCTATATCCAAGCATAATCATGACATTAAATATATCACCTGAAACTAAGGTAAGTAAAGTTGATAATTTCAAACCTCANTCATATGTTAAAAATATACATCAAGAGTTTACAACTGATAAACAGTCATGGAAATCACCAGCCGACCTAAAAACATATTTAACAGATAATAACTATTCCATTGCTGCTAACGGAGTGGTTTATGATTTAACTAATAAAGGATTTATTCCATCAATATTAGAAAAGTGGTTTGCAGAAAGAGTTGAATATAAAGATTTAAGAAAAGAATACGAGAAAAAAGGAGATACTGCTAAAGCAGAATATTTTGATAGATTACAGCACGTAACTAAGATTTTGTTAAATTCTTTTTATGGAGTTTTGGGTAATCCAACCTTTAGATTTAATGACCCGGACAATGCAGTAGCAGTTACAAGTACAGGGCAACAATTAATTAAGTTTACTGCTGATATCGGCAATCAATATTATCTAAAAAAATTAGGAGTTGAAAAAGATTATTGTATATATACTGATACAGACAGTACATTTTTTAGTTCATTACCTTTAATAAAACATAGTCATCCAGATATCGATACTACAGATAATCAACTAATGGCTGAAAAGACTATTGAAGTTGCATCTGCAATTCAATATTTTATAAATAAATCGTATGATATTTATGCTGAAAGATTTCATAATGTAACTACACATAAGTTTCATATTAAACAGGAATTGGTTGCTAAATCTGGACTATGGGTTGCGAAAAAACGATATGCACAATGGATTGTTAATGCAGAAGGACATGCAGTAAATAAATTAGATGTTAAAGGATTAGATGTTGTAAGGTCATCATTCCCTCCGGCCTTCAGAAAGTTTATGGCAGAGGTTTTAAAAGATATTTTGAACAATATTAAAAAAGAAGATCTGGATGAAAAGATCTTAACGTTTAAAGAATATATGAAAACATTAGATAATATAGAAATTATGTTTCCAACCGGAATTAAAAATATAAAAAAATATACCCGGAAAGGGGACCAACCATTTACGGCTAAAATGAAAGGAACTCCAGTTCATGCTAAATCTGCAATAAATTATAATGATTTATTAAAACATTATGATATTAAAAAAGTCCGGGAAATTGGTAATGGTGAAAAAATTAAATGGACGTATCTTAAAGAAAATAATATGGGATTAGANACAATGGCTATTAAAGGATCTGATGATCCGGAAGTAATTGTTGATTTTATAAACAGTTATATTAATTATGATAAGATATTTAAATCAGCATTTGCAAATAAATTAAATGATTTTTATGGTGCAATGAAATGGGGAAGAATCCCAGAAAATAATAATTTAGGTAAATTTTTTACATTCAACTAAAATAATTCTATTAAAAATAAAACGAAAGGAATAAATATGGAAACAATTATTTTAGTATCAGTTTTGTCAACATTGGGTGTAGTTGCTATAGTGGGAGCTGTAGTGGTTGCGTTTAATAGGTTAGGCAATAAAGTTGATGTTGATGATTTCAACAGATTTATGGATGACAGTTATCGTAACGCTGAAACGGTGGCTGGAGATATACATCGAAGGATTGATGATGTTGATAATAATGGNCGTCAAAACATAGACGAATGTTTTAGATCAATTGATTCACGATGTGATAAACTTTACAGCGAAATAAATTCTAAAAAAAATAAGTAACATATTTTGATGGAATTATTTGGTTGTTTGTAAAAAATTTCTTATATTAATATAAATAAAAAAGTTATAAAGATGTACGGAAAAAGTTACTGGTATGGTAAAGAAGTAGAAGGCAGGTTATCTGATATAGAAACTGTATTTGTAAGAGGCCAAGTACCAGAAAATTATAAAGAATATCCACATATCTATTTTACTATAGAATATATTGAAATGGCATGTGTACATGGTAATTGGGATGATATTCATGATATATTAGAAACCAAACAATATGTTACAGTAGAAGCAAATCAGAAAACAATAGATAAAATTCCAATGTCTATATTCAATAAGGT